TGATAATCGTGGCTTTGAAATCATGCACAACTGGTTCAAGGATGCGTTGCTGCAAAAGATGGGTGTGGTTAAATATTATTGGGATGAGACTGCTGAAATGCAGACCGAAGAATATAGCGGTTTAAATGAGCAGGAACTTACCATTATTGTTTCTGACCCTAATGTCGAGATTGTGTCTCAAGAAGAGCGTGAGGTTGGTGAGGAGATGGAGATGCCTGATGGCATGGTCATCCCAGCCCCCATTGCTTATGATATTAAGGTGCGCCGTACAAATGTGTTTGGTCGTGTTGTCGTTGAGAATGTCCCACCAGAGGAGTTCTTGATTGGCAAACGTGCAAAGTCAATTGAAGACGCTGACTTTGTTGCTCACCGCACAACCATGACTGTTAGTGATTTGGTGGAGATGGGTTATGACAGAGATGAGGTTGAAGAATATGCAGGATTCACAGACATTGAAATCTCAGAAGAACGAACCAGCAGGTTTGAAGACCTTGAGACTAACTCTGACTTCGACAGCCTCGACCCGACCATGCGCGAAGTCTTGGTTGTTGAATCTTATATCCGTACTGATTATGACGGGGATGGCATTGCTGAGTTTCGGCGTGTTTTAACTATTGGTGAAGGTCATCATATTCTTGAGAATGAAGAATTTGACCACATTCCATTTTCTATATTATCACCAATTTTGATGCCACACAGAGCCATTGGTCGCTCTGTTGCCGAGCTTGTGATGGATGTGCAATTGATTAAGTCAACTTTGATGCGTCAGTTGCTTGATAATATCTACAACACAAACAATGCCCGTGTGATTGCTGTTGAGGGTCAAGTTAATCTTGATGACTTGTTGACCAACAGACCAGGCGGTATTGTCAGAACTCGTGCGCCAGGAATGGTGCAACCCTTGCAAGTTCCTGAAGTATCTCGCTCTGTATTTCCTGCACTGGAATATATGGATAGAGTTAAGGAACAGCGCACAGGTGTAAGTCGTCAGTCTATGGGCTTGGATGCTGATGCATTGCAGTCAACAACGGCTACGGCTGTTGCCGCTATGACATCTGCTAGTCAGGGTAAGATTGAGATGATTGCCCGTGTCTTTGCCGAAACGGGTGTGCGTAGATTGTTCCAAGGCATCTTGCATCTTGTCACTAAGTACGACAACAAGCCTAAGATGATTAGACTGAACAATCAGTTTACGCCGATTGACCCACGCGAATGGTCGCACACTTTTGATGTGCAGATTAATGTTGGCTTGGGTAATGGCACTAAAGATGAACAGTTGCGCTCTCTGTTTATTATTTTGCAGAAGCAGGAGCAGATTATGCAGATGATGGGGCCAAATAATCCTCTCGTTAATCCTCTTCAGTATCGCAATACATTGGCTAAGATTGCAGAGCTATCTGGCTTTAAAAATGTAAACGACTTCTTTGGCGACCCACGCCAAGCTCCACCGCAGCAACCGCAACAGCCACAGCAAGACCCGCAACTGGCACTTGAGTTGCAGAAGTTGCAAGCAGAGCTTGAGATGGACAGGCAGAAGATGCAGATGGAATTTGAACTGAAAAAACAGAAGATGATGGCTGACTTACAATTACGCCGTGAAGAGCTTGAGTTTGAAAAACAGCTTCGAACTGAGAAGGTTTTAGCTGGTTTAGAGACATCTACTAACCTACCGAGGGTCTAATGGTATTACCAACTACAGTATTACCACCTGCTGTAGATGAGCTTGATATTCAGGCTTTGACAAATGTGCCTATGCCTGTTGTGCAAGCTGCACCGCCACGAATGTCTCCATACTCACGAACAAATCTGCCAGAGTTTATGCAACAACGTGTTGAAGTTGCGCCTGGCTTGTTTGGCCCACAGCAAGGTTTGTTGGGTGCTGCACCAGTTGGTGCGCCAGCAGACTATGGTGCATTAGAGCAGCAATTTATTGAGAGCTTTGCGGCTCGTCCTGAATACTTTGGTAGGTCTTATACGCCTGGTGCTATGATGCCTGGTGGCCTTGAGTTTGCACCTATGTCAACAGATGAGCCATTTGACTTTGAGCAGGGCTTAAAGACTGCTGCTGCATTACAGGCTGCGTATAATTTAAGAGAGCCTGTTGGTGATTTGCTTAAAGGTTTTCAGGAAGGTGTTGTAGACCCGTTTGCTTCTGGTTTCGATGATACTGTTATTGAGCCAATAAAAGAAACACTTGAGCCTATTGCATCTGGTATTGATGATTATTTAGTTGAGCCAGTTAAAGAAACACTTGAGCCTATTGGAGATTTTATTGGAAACATAAATGTTCCTAGTGTTCAGGTTGCCAAAGACTTTGTTGGCCCAATCGCAAGTGGTGTTGATGATTTAATTATTGAGCCTATTAAAGAGGCTGTTGAAGGCTTCTTACCAGAAGGTGTTAAAACAAAATTGCCTGGTGGTACTGAAACTATAAGTAATGTTTTAGATACAGCTGGTGATGTAGAAAATCTTTTTACTAAACCTCACGTTAATAATTACTTTAAAGCAGTTGAGTCGGCGCAGGTTGCGGCTGGTGATGCTTTTATTCCTGGTGATGCTTTAAACGCAGGTGCTGATGCGGCTGCTGCTTTGGGTATTAAAAATTTTATTGAAAACCCAACTGTAGAAGACGCAATACCAGCACTAAATGATGCTGCATATTTAGCTCAAAATTACGCACCTGAGCTGTATAATAGTTTGCCTGGCGCAGAGCAGATTAGTGCTTTGGAAGGGCCGTTGGCTATTTTTAATGCGGCAGAGGCATTGAAGGGTGGTATTGATTCGCCTGGTGAGCTTTCTTCTGTTATACAGGGTGTTGCTACTGTTGCGGGAGAAGGTTCTGCCCTTGCTGGTCTTGCTAATCCAATCGTTTCTGCAATGCTCTTAACGCAACAGCTACCAAGTTTACTTGAGGGTGGTGCAGCAGGTGAGATACCAAGGTCAAAATATACTTTAGGCTTTGAGGATGGCAGTTTTGGGGAAACAAGCTCCCGCACTTATGATAAAGCTCAAACTCCAACAGAAACAGCAAAGAGAGATTTTGGCAGTACCCAGTCGCGTAATGCCATTGATTTTGTAAACTGGCTGCAAAACTCTATGGGTTATGAGGTTGACCAAACTGCACTCAAGAAGTGGGAAGCAAGTGACCAAGATGAGATTGTTGACCAGTATGGTTACTTTGAGCAACGTCATAAACTAGAAGACCCAAGTGTTAATGCTGCTGACTTTGTAACCAATATGCTTCGGGCTGGTGTATTGCAACCAACCGCAGAAACACCGCCAATAAATATGCAGGAAGCATTAGGTGTTCTTAGCCCAGAAACTACCTACTACAGTGACCTTCGTGACATTCAGGTTGCAGGTAACGTAAATGTTCCATACTTGTTAAGTCAGATTAACCCATATCCAGAAGGATTTGACCAAGAAACTGGTTATATGCCAACACCAGAGCAACTTGAAACTAGAGAGCTTGCTAAAGCATATATTGAAAGAGAGCCTACACCACCGCAAACTGTAGGTGAGTTCATAGGTTCAATAACACCTCAAGAAGCTATGGCATTGCCAGCAGGTTTTGATTTTGGTCAGGTTATGCCAGCTATTCCAGGGTTAGGTAGCTATGCAAGACTGGAATCTCCTTATGACCCTGCATATCGACAGCAAGCAATATCAGTGCCAGGACAGATGCTTGACTTCCAAACATTGCAGAGAATGCTGCCTATTTAGAATGGGTGTAGACTAGAAAAATATAGTGTGGCATAAATATCACAGGAGAGAGTGATGGATGAAGGAAAATTAAGGGGAGAACAGGATAGGGGCGAAAAAGCAAAGGCTGTCTTGCGTAATCCTATCATGGTTGAGGCTTTTGAGGAGCTTGGAAGTCGTTATATAGAAACGTGGAAGGCGACTTCTATTGAACAAGAATCTCAAAGGGAGAAGATTTTTCAGATGTATCAAGCACTGCTTGCGGTGCAAGGGCATCTGGAAGAACTTGTCAGCACAGGTGAGCTGGCAAAAATTGAGTTAAACAGTAATTCTCTATGGAGGAGATAAGATATGAGTGAAAGCAGTATCCCTGATGGGGCTGAACCACTAACCAGAGGTCAAGCAGTTGACCATCTCTTGAGTACCCCCGCCCCTGAAGAGGCAAGCGATATACCTCAAGAGCCTGTAGCTGAAGCAGAAACGGAAGTTGAAGCGGAAGCAGCATTAGTAGAAGAAGTAGAATCTGATGACGCTGTAGAGCTATCTGAAGAAGAGACTGAAGAAACTGATGTCGAATACGAAGCTACTGAAGATGAAGATGAGCAACCTTTGGAGGCCTCTGAAGAATCTGATGACGTAGAAGAGTATTACACTGTTAAAATTGATGGTGAGGAAAAGAACGTCACAACAGACGAACTTATCAAGAACTATCAACTTGAACAGGCCGCGCAAAAACGAATGCAGGAAGCTGCAAGTGAGCGAAAGCAAGCTGAAGCTGAACGCCAAGTTATCGCGCAACAGCGTGAGCAGTACGAACAGGCTTTGAATGTCTTGTCTCAGCAGCTTACAGTGCAAGAGCCTACTCAAGAGTATTGGGAAAAGCTCTATGCGGAAGACCCGTTGGAATATGTAAAGCAACGTGATGGAGTTCGTGACCGCAAAGATAATCTTGCAAAGGTTCAGCAAGAGCAGATGCGGGTACAGCAAGAGAAGCAGCAAGAAATGATGCAAGCGCATCAGCAGCATCTCGCGCAAGAGCAACAGCGTTTACTAGAGCGTATTCCAGAGTGGCGTGACGAAGAAGTAGCTACGAGGGAAAAGCAAAACGTAATACAGTATGCACAGCGTATTGGTTTTACTGAGCAAGAACTCCAAACCGCCTCTGATAGTCGTGCTATTGAGACACTCCGCAAAGCATATCTTTATGATGAGTTGATGGCTAAAGCTCCAGCAGCTCAGAAGAAGGTAAGAAAAGCACCGAAAGTAACTAAGTCTGGCAAGCCTACTCCTAAGTCCGAAGTGACTGCAAAACGTAAATCACAGGCTTTTGACCGCCTGAAGAAAAGTGGCAGCAGAGATGCTGCTGTGGATTATCTTTTGGAAAGAAATAGGTAAATATTATGGCTACACATACTACTACTACTGCCGTTGGTGAGCGTGAAGACCTCGCTGACGTTATAACTCGAATCGACCCTGACGAGACCCCAATTTTTTCAGCTCTTCGTAAAGAGACTGCAAATGGTGTATTTGTTGAATGGCAAGTACAGGAACTCGCTGCGGCTGCTTCTAACAATTATCAAAACGAAGGTGCTGACGCTACTTACGACACACCAACCGCAACTGTTCGTCTTGGAAACTACATGCAGATTTCACAGAAAGATGCTGCAATTTCTGGAACGCTGGACGCTGTTGATAAGGCGGGACGCGACAAAGAGACAGCCTATCAGAAAGTTCTGAAAGGTCTTGAGCTTCGCCGTGACATTGAGAAGTCAGTTTGTACTGCACAGGCTCGTGCTGCATCTGACCCTCGTAAAGCTGGTACACTCTCAAGCTGGATTACAAACGTATCCATCGCTTCTGACGAAACTGCCTTTAATGCAGGTGTTGGTCTTGGTACACATGTCCCATCTGACGATGGTACTGACCGCACAATGACACTCGCTATGATTGATGCTGCTATGCAAGCTGCATATGAAGATGGTGGTCAGCCAAACCTTTTGGTTGTTTCACCTGCGAAAAAAGTTGCCTTCAGTGACTTGAACTCTGGTTCAGTGACCACAAACCAAATCAACTATACTGCTCCTCGTGAGGCAGCAATGGTTGGGTCGGTTTCACTTTATCTGAGTGACTTCGGTCAGCTTGATGTTGTTATCGACAGATTCACACCATCAGACAGAGTTTACCTCCTCGACAGTGACTATGCTTCTATCTGCACACTGCCTGGTCGTAACTTTGCAGTAACAGACCTCGCTAAAACAGGCGATGCTGATAAGTTCGAAATCATCACAGAATGGTCTTTGAAAGTATCTGCGCCTAAAGCACATGGTGCTGTTTATAACTTGTCATAAGTTATTAGGGGGAGAGCTTAGTCTCTCCCCTGATACTTTGGGAGAAAAGTTTGTCTAAGAGATTGCTTAAAAGGGATGCTGTCACTGGTAAGGAAACGTGGGTACACGATAATCCTAGTGGCGGTTTTGTTTACGAGACATCGCAAAACGTTGATGCACTTTTAAAACGTAACAAAGAAGAGGCTAATGCATATCGTTCTGGTTCTTTGATTGGAGATACACAAAGACATCAACAGAAGGTTGCAGAAATACCAACGGCTCTTTATTATGAGCTAGTACAGAAGTTTGGTGAGCCAAAGCATAATCCTAACGCTTGGAAAAAGTGGATGAATGATTATGAGAACAGGTTCTTTAGAACAAGTGGTGGTAACGTATAATGGCTATTACAACCTTTGCAGAACTAAAAACGGCTGTTGCTAATTTTTTAGCACGTTCTGACCTGACAGACAGAATACCTGAATTTATTAGTATGGCAGAGGCTCGTATGGGTAGGGAGTTGGAAACACGTTCACAGGAGAAACGTGCTACAGCTACGCTGACAGGTGGTGATGCATTTGTTTCATTGCCCACGGATTTGCGTTCCATAAGAATGGTGAAGCTAAACACAACCCCTACGGAGGTTCTTGAGTATTATACACCTCAAAAAATAAATGAGTTATACTCAAGCGGTGGTTCTGGAAAGCCTCGTGCTTATACTATTATTGGTGGAGAGATAAAGTTTGCACCTACGCCTGATAGTGGATACACAGCAGAAATTGTGTATATGGAAGGTGTGCCAGATTTGTCGGATAGTAACACGACAAATACGATTTTAACTCGCCACCCTGATTTGTACTTGTATGGTTCATTGTCGGCTGCAAGTGTGTATTTGATGGATGACCAGAAAACACAGATGTACGACAGTCTCTTTACACGCTCAATGGAAGAGTTAAAACGTGAAGAAGAAAAGGGTCAACATGCTGGCTCTGGTTTATTTATGAAATCTGATTACGGAGAATTGACATGAGCGCAATGAGTGATTATCTCGAAAACGAAATCCTTGACCACATACTAGGCACAGGTGCATATTCTGCACCATCTACTGTTTACATTGGTCTTTCTACTGGTTCTTTTGGTGATGATAATAGTGGTACTGAGTTATCTGGAAGTGGTTATACGAGAAAGTCTGCGGCTTTTGACGCTGCCTCTGGTGGAACAACCGACAACACTTCTGCTATTGAGTTTCCTGCTGCTACTGGTAGCTGGGGTGCAGTAAGCCATTTTGGAATCTTTGATGCCTCTACTTCTGGCAATCTTTTGATACATGGTGCTTTTTCATCAAGTAAGACGATTGCTACAGGCGACATTCTACGGATTGCTGCTGGCGACCTAGACGTAACTGCGGCTTAGTCCAATGGCTGAGATACTCGGCCCAACACTGGAGCAGCTAGACAACTGGGGTACTATAGATGCCCTTGATGGTTTTGGTTCTCTAGAAGATTTAGATAATCTCAATCTTTTTGAGGCTGCATCTTCTGTGTCAGCTTCAGTATCAACTACATCTGAAAATCAAGTTACATTTGTTTTTGATGGTGCTTCTGCAACAACGATTACAGTTGCAGGTGTTGCTATCCCCGTGCGTCAGGTTAGTGGTGCAGTTGACACTAGCGTTGCGGTTGTTGGTGACGCAGAAATTGTAAAGGATGCAGCATCTTCTGTTGACATAGCAATTAATGAGTCTGTTGATGCAGAAATTGTTAAACAGGTTGCGAGTGCTGTAGCGGCTGCATTTACAGTTACGGCTGAAGGCATACGAATACAGTCTGTTGATGCGTCTGTAACTGGCGCAGCTAGTGTTGCTGCCATAGCTCAGTTTATTGTGGCTATGGACGCTTCGGTGAATGTTGCAATTACTGAGTCCAGCAGTGCTATTAAAGTTTCTATTGCAAGCAGTAGCGTTGATGTTTCTGTAAGTGCTACATCTGATGTGAACACAATACTTATTGCAGATGGCTCTGTAAGTATGGCTGTGACTGCTGATGGTGTTATGCAGTTTACAGCTAGTGGTGCTGGTTCAGTTAGTTGTGTTATAACAAGTACACTGACAGGTGAAATACTTGGGGAGCTTTGGTCTATTGTTACTGAAGGAACAGAAACGTGGACTGAAACAACTGAAGATGGAGAGGTGTGGAGTGTTGTATCTGAGGGCAGTGAGGCATGGAGTGAGGTAGCTGCTGGCTCAGAAGTTTGGACAAATGTAAGTCAAGGTAGTGAGGTTTGGTATAGACAATGATTAGATTTGGCGAGTTTTTACCTGACCAATCAGATTTTAATAATTCTGGTGTTACTTCTGCAAATAACGTCATCCCATCTTTAGATGGTTACTCTCCGTTTAATGATTTGGCATCAATTAGTGATGCTGCTGATGGTGATATTGTTGGTATGTTTGCTGCATCTAATGATGATGGAACAGACACAATATACGTTGCAGACAGAGCAAAACTATATAAATATGTTCCGTCAACTAAGGCACTCACAAATGTAAGTAAGTCTGGTAATTACACTACAGCCTCAACAGACGTAACAAATTTTGTGCAGTTTGGTGAAACTGTTGTTGCTACTAACTTTACTGACCCAATACAAAAGATTACTGCTTCTGCTGCTGGCTTGTTTTCTGATTTAAGTGCTGATGCACCAAAGGCTAAATATATAGCTGTTGTGCGTGACTTTGTTATGACCGCCTTTACAAGCGATTCATCTGATGGTGTAAAGCCATATAGGGCAAGATGGTCTGGTATTGGTGATGCAACAAGCTGGGCGGTAAGTGCTACAACACAAGCTGATTTTCAAGACATTATGGACATGGGTTCTATAACAGGTCTTGTTGGCGGTGAGTATGCGACTATACTTATGGAAAAGGGAATTGTTCGTGCTTCTTATATAGGCTCACCATTAGTCTTTCAGTTTGATAATGTTGAAACAAGAAGAGGGTGTAAAGTTCCAGGTTCAGTGGCAAATGTTGGTCACTTTGTATTTTACCTTTCTGACGATGGTTTTTATATGTTTAATGGTCAAACATCAAAAGGTATCGGGGCAGAGAAAGTAGATAGGTTTTTTTATAATGACTTTAATTCAGCGTATCCTCAAAATGTTTCTGCAAGTGCAGACCCTAAAAACCAAATTATTATCTGGTCTTATCCAAGCACAAACTCTTCTGACGGAAGTGCAGACAAACTCATTATCTATAATTATGTCTTGGATAGATGGTCTACGGCAGAAGCCAATGTTACGGCTTTATCGCCTCTTTACTCTGCTACTTATACTCTTGAAGGACTTGATAATATTAACAGTTCTTTGGATGCTTTACCTGCTTCACTTGATAGCCCTAGTTTTATTGGGGGTCAGTTTATTTTTGCAGCCGCGAAAGATAAAAAAATCCAGACATTCACAGGCGACACGCTTGCGGCGATTATTGAAACGGGCGAGTTTGAAGTTAAGAAGGGCAGTGTTAGCCTTGTACGAAATATTATCCCCTACGTTACAACTGGCTCTGACTCGACTGGAACAGTTACGGCTCAGATTGCTTCGCGCACTCGGCAGGTAGATTCATCATCATTTGGCTCTAGCTCTAGTTTAAATGCTGATAACTTTATACCTGTTCGTTCTAATGGTCGGTATCATAAGGTTAGAGTAAACCTTTCTGGTGATTGGAGTAGGGCGCAGGGTATAGATGTTGACGCTACACCATTGGGGCGCAGATGAGCAATCAGTATAGAAAGCTACCATATCAAGGCGGCTCTCCTCGTGAAATATCAGAGGTGGTAAATAACTGTGTTGAAGGCAAGTTAAACAGCACGGGTAGTTTTACAGCTTCAGCTAGTACAACTACCACCAATGTTACAGACAAACGTGTCGGTGCAAATAGCATTATACTTTTTACGGGTTTAGGTAATGATATTTCACATATACATCCATTCGTATCAAGTCGTGCAAATGGTAGTTTTGTTGCAGGTCATCAAAATCATGGTCACGATTTAGTTGTTGGCTATGTAGTTATAGGCTAGTGGTTTATTTATATTTTTTTATTGTGTATTATAGGGAAAACTTGAGGATAAGATTATGGCAGAACCAGCAGGTGTAAGCGAAACAATTACACGCACAGCCCCCGCACCATTTGCAGAACCATTCTTGCAATATGGTATGAGCGAGGCTTTGCGTCAATATCAGCAAGGCCCATATCAGTATTATCCTGGTGAAACAGTTGTTGGCTTTGCACCGCAAACAGAACAAGCGTTGCGTATGAGAGAGCAACAGGCTCTAGCTGGCACTCCCGTTGGAACGGCTGCCCAGCAATATGCAACGGACGTATTGAGTGGTACATTTCTTGGTGGCACTCCTGGATTGAGCGAGGCTATTAACAGAGCTATAGACCCTGTGCAAGCAAGAGCAACAACTATGGCAGCACAGAGAGGTAGACTTGGCTCTGGTTTGGCTGCTGATGTTGCTTCTCGTGCTATGGGTGATGTTGCGGCTGACATTGCGTTCCGTGACTATGGTGCTGAACGTGCTAGACAACAACAGGTCTTAGGCTTTGCCCCACAACTACAACAGGCTGCTTATTATGACATTGGTCAGTTAGGTGCTGTCGGTGGTGCAAGAGAACAACTTGCACAGCAACAGCTTGCTAGTGACATTGCTAGATTCCAGTTTGAGCAACAAGCACCCATGCAAGCCCTTGGTCAGTATCAGGCGGCTGTCTCTGGTTTCCCAATGGGTGGAACATCATCTTCAGTGCAGCCATACTTTGATGATACTACAGGTGAAAAGCTGTTGGGTGGTGCGTTCTTGGGTAGTCAAATTTACAAGGCAAACCCATTGCTGGGAGCGGCTGGCGGCGCATTGCTTGGTCTTTTATAAAAGAGGTTGATGATGGTTGGTATTTTAGACATTATATCGGGAACTAGGCAAAGCCCCATGAGTAGTAGTTTGTTGGGTTCTGTAGAGCCTATAACACTTGGAAACATACCTTCCTCTGCTGGTATTCTTGATTCTCAGTCTGGAATAAGCCGTATGTTGCCAACAGGTGCTGGCATTTCTCAAGCTCCTGCTGTTGGCTCTAGGGGTTTGCTTGGAACTATTCAAAGTGGGTTGGGCGGCTTGTCCGAGGAGATGGCTCTTGGGTTGGCTGGCTCTTTATTGGGCGGCCCAACAAGAACGCCTGTTGGTTTTGGAACTAAGATAATGCGTGGTTTGCAAGCTGGTAGAGAGGCTGAAAGGCAAAAACAAACAGATTTGCTAACCAATCTTTTGACAGGAGCAAAGATACAAGAAGCACTTAAACCTGAAACAGATTTAGCAAATGTTGTAGAAAAATCATCTGGCAGAGTTGTGGGCCAAGTTAGGGTTGGCTCGGAAGAATACAATAAGGCCTTTGAAGACCCAAGTTTATTTTTAGACCAAAAAGGTAGTGGGCTTGCGGGTGGTATTGATTATGGAACTTTGCTGGGGCTGAAAGAAAGTGGTGTTCAAGACATAAATACAGAATATCAAACTAAGTTGGCAGCAACGGAAAATTTAGTGATGGCTGGTAACGAACTTTTAGAAACTTTGGATACTGAACCTGATGCAACTACTAAAGTAGGTGAGTTATTGGGTAGCATAGCAAATGTCAAAGCAAATGTTGGCGCGGCGGCTAGAGCTTTAGGTATAGACCCAGAAAAAAGTTACACTGAAGCTGGCGAGCGTTTTGGTTTTAATGAAAGCCACTTTAGCGATATTTTTGAAGAATTTTCAGTCAAATCTGCTGTCAATAAGTCAAGGATATTAGATTTGGCGTATTTGGCGGCAGCCAGAAGGGGTCAAGAGGGTAGAGGTCTTTCTGACAGAGATGTTAAAATATTTTCAGAGATAATAGGCGGCTCAGGTTCTCCAGTGGCTAGGTATGAAAAACTTAAATCATACTTAGAAGGTACTGTTGAAGAGTTTAATCTTTATAGGGATAGACAAATAAACAGGTATGGTGATGTTCTTAAAAATCCAATCCCAATCTCTAGTAAAGTAAACATTTACCAGCGTCAGCCAACTGCTGTGGACACAGGACTTACCCCAGAGGGTCAAGAGGCTTTCAATAGATATAGTAGGCAGCCAAATGGCAACAATTAAAGAATTAGAATCTGCCCTTATAAACGCTGACAAAGCTGGCGACACTAATGCTGCTCGCATTTTAGCGGGTGAGATTGAGAAGCAGCTTGGCAGGTCAACAGGGCGAACGACTGAAGATGTTGCTGGCCCTAAGCAAAGGACGCTTGAGCTGCCAACAGCTCGTCCTGCACAAGGTTTTTTACCTGACGTACCTGTTGTTCCTTATTTAGCTAGGCTTGGCTATGGCTCTTTAGCTAAGGGTGCTTCAGGTTTGGCAAGAGGTCTTTTGTCATTTCCTGCTGACATTTTAGGTGAAGAAGAGTTGGCTAAAGATATAAGAAGATTTATACCCAAAGTAACTGGAGGAGTAACTGGTACTGACATTGGCGGCACTGTTGTTCAGTATGGTGCGCCAGCAATAGGTGGCGCAAGGGTTGGTAAAGCAGCTTTTGAATCTATAGGGAAAATCCCAGGTTACATAGGCCAGTTGTTAGGGGCTGCTGCTGGTGATGTTGTAGCAACTGTCCCTGAAGAAGCTCAGACTATAGGTAGTCTCTTAGGTTTTGGGCCGACCAAAATTACACCAGAAGATACCGCATTAGAAAGAAGACTTAAAGTTGGTGCTGAGGCATTACCTGTAGGTGCTGCTGTTGATGTTATCGCTTCTCCAATAAGAAGGGTTGCCTCTGCTCCTACAGATGTTGAGTCCTTAACTGCGAGGCGTATGCAAGCTGAGGCTATAGATTTGCCTGGAGCTATAAAGTCAATAGAAAAAAATGTGAAAGCAACTAGGCCAGAAGGTTATCAGCCTACAACAGGTGAGCTTGCAGAAGACATAGGACTATCTGCAATACAAAATAAGGTAAGTAAATCACCAAAACTAGTTGATAGAAAAATGGAAAATATGAAGGTTCTATCGCGTGAAATTGAATCTTTTAAAAATGTTTCTGAAGACCCTTATGTTGTTACGTCTGAGGCTGGAAGATTTATTGATGATGTCACCTCAAGCGCATCTGAACGTATAAATATTGCTCAAACTTCACTAGCAACGGCAGAAGATGACTTACTAGGCGAGGTAGCTTCTATTGCCTCTGCAAGCCCTAGAGATGTGCAGGAAGAAGCCTCAAAAAAACTTACAGACGTTTTGACCCAAGAGAACATTAGGCTTCGTGACGAGGCTAATAGGCTGTATGCAGCCATTGACCCTGATGGTGCTGTATCTGTGGATTTACGTCCATTAAGTATTATTGCAAAAGAAATTAGAACTCCAGAAAGCACACTAAAAAAATCAGAGGTTGACGAGACTTTAAAGTACGGCAAGGGTGTGTTTGACGCTATAGACCTGTCACTAAACGAGCAATTAAAAAAGAATAATTTTCAGTCTTACAGAGATTTGATGAATTTTCGTTCAAATGTAAATGCAGCCATCTCCAGAGCTTTTGATGCTGGCTCTACTGAGGCAGTTCAAAATCTATCCAAAATCAAAGATGGGATTGATAGGTACACCGAGCTTTTAAGCGATTTTGGTGTTCAAAAATCTGCAAAAGGTGCGGAAAACGCTATTGCCCCACACACTCACTTTAGAGAGGTTGGTGTGGATGCTGCGAATGCTGCTGTTCGCGCTAATGAGTTTTACAAGAATGAGTATGTTCCTAAGTTTAAGCAATCTCTTGGTGGTAAGTTTGCTGAAAAATCTCGTTCGGGCAAACTTTACCCAACAGAAACGGCTCGTTCGTTTTTAATGGGGCCAACTGAGGGCGTTCAGCAGTTAAGAAAAATTATTGATGACTCAGAAAACCTTGACGTAGCGGAAAATTCAGTAAGAAGATTTTTGATAGCCCAGATGTCTCAAGGCATCTTTGATAAGTCTGGTAAAGTTGTCCCAAAAACTGCAAATAAGTTTTATCGAGATTACCAGCCCGTCTTAGCTCAGTTTCAAGAAATTGATTCTGAGGTAAAAAACATTGCAAAGAGCTTTGAGTTGAAGGCAAAAAGAGTCGATAGCTTTGCGTCTGAGTTAAGTGCAGCTAAAAAAGCACAACAACAGTCAAATAAAGACCTGCAAGATTCTGCATTTAGATTCTTCACAAACGAAGCAGAGCCTGACGTTGTTTTTAGAAATATATTCGCCTCCGATTCTCCAGAAGCGTACATAAAAGACCTCAAAACAAGGTTTGGTGACAACCCTCAGTTTATGGACTCTTTAAAATCAAATGTTTCTGACTTTATTGTAAGGACGACAAAAAGCCCAGTTTCAGATGGTGATGTTACCTTGTCTGGCATTTTAAAAGTTTTGGATAACTCAAAAACACAAAGAGCTTTATCTGAATTATATACGCCTAAAGAGATTGCACGTTTAAGTCTGGTAAAGGAAACTCTTGCAAACCTAGACTCCATACCTGCTGGGGTTGCAACTCAACAATTTAGAACAGAAGTAGGCTCAGGTTTGGGTGAGAGAGCCAGGATTTTGCTTGCCTCCGTTTATGGGATTACAAAGGGTAGGGGTATATTTACTATAACCAAAATGCTTTCTGATTTAGTAAATCCTGATTCTGTGTCTGAGGTTTCAAGGGAAATATTAACAAGGTCTATGTTAGACCCAGAATTTGCATTATTAATGCTAAAGAAAGATGTTTCTGGTAATAGAGAGGCACTTAAAACTTATATTCTGAACAATATTATCGGCTCAGAAGGTGAAGAGGACTAAACAATGGCTAAAAACAGTGTAAGAGATTTTGACGCAACTGCGGCAAATAATACAGACATTCAATCTGTAAACATAGCAGAGGGGTGCGCCCCTAGTGGCATCAACAACGCTATCAGAGAGCTAATGGCAGACATGAAAGATGTCTCTGCTGGTACTATTGCATTGGAAAGCCCACAGGCTGACAGCTTGACTGTCACTGGCGACCTGACTGTTGATACCAATACGCTGTTTGTTGATGCCTCTGAAAACAAAGTGGGGGTTGGCACAACAGAAATCAGTGATGGAACATTGACCATTTTGGGCAAGGCATCAGGTGGCGTAAATGGTCATTGTATCCAGCTTGGTGGTGATAGCGGTACAGGAAATCAAGGCGGCGTTTTGTCTTTTAGACAAAAAGGCGATTCATCACAGCGTGCCACTTCTTGGGTGGGTTTAGCTGGCTTTGATAATGGTAGCCAACGAATACTGTATTATGGAGGCGGCGGTTGGGGCATAGAAAATGCAACTCTCCATGCATTCTATACGAACGCATCATATGATGCTGGTGTTGGTGTTTCCGTAGAGCGTATGCGTATCGACAATTCGGGCAATGTGCTGGTGGGGACTACAACATCAGGTGGTTCTGGCGGTGTTACATTAAGAAATGATGGCATTATGATTGCTCCAGCCGTTTACGGAACAGCAGTTAGTGCGAGTCTTCGAGACATACAAATGGATAGCAGTGGCTTCTTTGGGTACTCTACATCAACAAGAGCAACTAAAGGCAATATCGAAGATTTGTCTGATGTTTCTTGGCTGTATAACCTAAACCCTGTTTCATTTAATAGAAAAATTAATGGTGAAGAACTCTCGCCAGAACTGGAATATGGTCTTATCGCCGAAGATGTTGAGGAAGTAAATGCAGACCTATGTTTTTATAATGAAACTGATAATGGTCAAGAACTTGCTGGTATAACTTACAGCAAATTAATCACTCCATTGCTAAAAGCATTGCAAGAAGCGAATGAAAGAATTGAAACACTAGAAGCCAAAGTCACAACATTGGAGAGCGAATAATGGCTAATACTTACACTTGGAACTTTCCAACCCTTGAGCGTAAAGCAACAGAAGGCTCTTTATCTGACGTTGTAAAGACTGTTCACTATCGCTATACAGCGACGAGCGACCAGAATAATGCTGATGGCAACCCTTACTCTGCCACAGTATACGGCACAGTTGGTCTGGGTGATGCAGACAGTGGTTCATTTACTTCATTTGACAGCATCACAACTGACCAAGCAAAGGCGTGGACGCTTGCTAGTTTAGACAAAACAGAAGAAGAATTGCAAACTGCTTTGGATGAAACAATCGCAAATCAAATTACACCGCCACTAGTTAGTGGTGTGCCTAGTGGTTGGTAATTATGGCTAAACCAACTGTTACAGAAGTCAAGTCACAGATTGATACGCACGAAGCTATCTGCGCCGAGAGGTGGCAAGAAACCATCAATCGCATCAAGAGGCTTGAGATGGTCATTCTTGGCTCTGGTGGCTCTATAATACTTCTTTTGATTAACATAGCTTTCGGTGGCTAGGAATGGTCGAGCCAATTACCACAATCATTGGTGGTCTGGCGGCTGCTAGGTCAGCCATTGATTTTCTAAAACAAAATGTAAATGCATTTAATGATGCAAAGACAATAGGTCAGCAGATTGGTCAAATCTTACAGGGGCATGACGAGTTCAACAAGGCTCGCTATGACACCAAGATGGCGGCTAAACTTGGCATCAAAGACGTTGCCAGCGACATGATTGAGATGAAGCTACAGCAAGAAGAACTTTATCAGTTAAGGCTCATCGTCAATAATCGCTTTGGCAGCACCTTCTACGATGACATATTAAAAGAACGTGAAAAGCGCATACACGATAAAAAGGAAGCCGAAAAAAGGGCGAGGGCGGCACAACTAAAAAAACGTCAAGAAATTACAGGGATATTGAAGGCGTTGGGTATTGCGGTTGCGATTGCCTTAACGCTAGGGGCGGCACTATTATTGATATTCACGAAAGAGTTGCGCTAACTGCTATTGAAAGCGGTCAGATTGGTGAGCATCTAGCGGCAGCATCAATCATCTGCGCTGGTTACAGGTGCAATATTGTTAGCTCTCAGGGGTATGATATTGTGATGTTCGATAACAAGGACATTTACAGGGTAGAGGTCAAGTCAGCTACCGAACCAAAGGGGCATACAAAGCATCATAAAAATTACAAACCATACAGCTACTACGTCTCTCGTGGGAGTCGCTCCAAGAGGTTGATAAGTTCTAATGATGCAGATATTGTTGCATTGGTAGCCAACGATATTAAGGCTGTGATGTTTTTACCCGTGAAGGCAGTCAAGGTTGCCAGGGTAAGGAAGAAGCCAGAAGACTTTGGTAACGAAACAGAGAGCTTAGAGTTGGCTTTGGAGGAAGTGAGAAATGATAGACTGGAGTGATTACCCAAACTTTTCATCAAAGGAGTTTCAGTGTAGTTGTTGTGGTGCTGATGGCATGGATGCTGAGTTCATGCATATTCTGCAAGACATACGCTCCGACTATGGAAAGCCAATGACGATTACGTCTGGCTATCGCTGCGAGAATCATCCTGTGGAAGCCAAAAAAACCTCAACAACAATATCACCCCACAGGACGGGTAAGGCGGCTGATATAGGCTGTCGTGGTACAGACGCATACGAGATACTAAACCTTGCACTAGCCTATGGTGCTACAGGTATCGGCATTGCACAAAAGGGTGATGGCAGATTCATTCATATAGACACACTTGATGGTGAAGATAGACTTCGCCCCTGGATATGGAGTTATTAATATGTGGCAGACACTCATAAGCCCTGTTGCCAATCTTGCTGGTCAGTGGATGAGCAATCGTGCGGAGAAATCACAGGCAAAGCAGAAATTAGCGGTTGCTAAAATTGAGGCACAGACAAAGAAGGTAGAGCAGGACGGAGCTTGGGAAGAAAAGGCTATGTCTGCTTCGCAAGATTCTTGGAAGGATGAAGCCTGGACTCTCACCTTCATAGCTCTTATCTTTGCTTGCTTCATTCCTGCCCTACAGCCTTATATTGAAGATGGGTTCAGGTTTCTCAGAGAGGACTGCCCTGAATGGCTAACTTATGGTATTCTTGCAAGCATAGCGGCCTCATTTGGCCTCAAGTCTATTGGCAAATTAAAGGGTTAGTCATGGCTCGTACAACCAAGCGGAAAAGCAAAAGCACTGTAAACAAGGCTGGCAACTACACCAAGCCTACAATGCGGAAGCGTTTGTTTAACAAAATCCTTGCTGGCGATAAGGGCGGCAGGAAGGGGCAATGGTCTGCTCGTAAAGCTCAGATGCTTGCCAAGCAATATAAAGCTGCGGGTGGGGGGTATAATTCCTAATGGCGTTACAAGACCCACAGAAGAGCTTGAAGAGTTGGACTAAGCAGAAATGGCGCACTAAGTCGGGTAAGCCTAGCTTGCAGACTGGTGAGCGTTACCTGCCAGAGGCGGCTATCAAGAGTATGTCGCCGCAGGAATATGCGGCTACGACCCGTGCTAAACGTGAGGGCATGAGGGCTGGTCAGCAGTTTGTGAGACAGCCAAAGAAGATTGCCACAAAGACAAAGAAGTTCCGCAGGGTGTAGCACCGCTAACTTTTGTAATGCTCATTACACCAATCAACTATTTCATGAAGTCGGTCTAACACTCCGCACCAATCATCGGCATGATGTGACAAGCTAAAGTTATGATTTTTTTCGTTAGTCAATTTCATTAACCTCTCACCAACAAAAATCTCATAATTCCAACCAACTTTATTTCTTACAACATTAATGCCGAACTCAGGGTGTTTCTTAATGATTTTTTTACATTCTCTTTTGGCTCGATTGTTTTCTTTTGCACACTCTTTTTTGTGGTTGTCTAATTCCTCTTGTTCTTTCAGCGCACACTTCAACAATCTGAGATTATCTTCAAGAATCTTGATATTTTCTTCTTCTCTCTCGATGTTAAGCCTAAGAAGTTGAGCTTTACCAACAACCTTCCTTTTCACTTTACTCTCCTTGATTTAATTGGGGCGGCGAAAGGAGCTACACCGCCCCGTAGTGTAGGGGAAACCAAAAAAACCTACACTAATTCTACATTCTTAATCTTGTCCACAATTCTGTTGAACGCTGCCAAGCCTTTTGGTGAGCTAAACATATCTGTCTCAACATACTCCCTTATGTCCATCACAGCCTCTTTCAGAGCAGTAAACTCTGTTTTGGTCAGTCTCAGTGTCACTGTATTAGGTGCTGTGCTTGTCATGTCTGTCCATGATTGATTGAAGCATTTGGGATAGGATACTAGAGCTATCTCTGAGTGACTCAAAAATAGTTTTGTTACGTTGCATATTGATTAAGTCAGTATGCTTCTCGTTCAGGGCTTGCATCCCCTCCAGAAGCTCCCGCAGAGCTTTGCTCTCTGCTTCCATTGCTTGATTCATTCTGTCTAGGCTGTCCGTCATATCTCTCTCCTTTGATTTGACTAATTTGCATCTCACAATAATGTATGGCTTTTTGCAAGTCTAAAATTGCAGATTCTTCCAAACCCATACCTTGATAATTTTTATACCCAGCACGGCTTGCATACTTTACAATATTACCCCGCCAATATTCCATACTGTTCTCCAATATGTACTCAATCGGTTGGATTGGCAGTCGTGTGTAGTGGTCTTGTTTCTTAACATCCATCACAAATCCTCAAAGGTGGGTGTCTTCTTTCTGGCTAAATATAAGTCAAAACATTTGTCGTGAAACGCTTTTCCCTCTCCATTTATAATCCAGTCAAAGTTATCCACACCTATTTTTTCATTGCATCCATTGCAGCTAATCGTTCTTTCAGGTCGATTACTGTTTGGGATGCTTCCTCTTTTCTTAGCTCTCGCCATCCTGGACTATCATTCGGGATAGACCCAATATCCATTATCCGTTTTTCTAATCTCGCACACTCGTCCCGATAGGCATTGAGCTTTTTGTTTAGTATCTCCACTAATCTGCATAGTGTCTCCACTATCGTCTGCTCGGTATGCCTCTTGCTCTCCTGAATGTCGTTCAATCTCTGTATGTTTTGCAAACTCTGAATAATCTCTTGGTTCGCTAATTCCAAGGATTTCATTAAGTTCTTGTGCTTCTCTCTTGAGCTCTTGTCTCTTGGCTTCGTCAATTTCATATGCCTCCTTAGCAATGTTTATGCACATCTGTGAAAACTCTAAGTCACCTTCATGGTCTCTGAATATTCTTCTGAGTGCGTGGATGATTGTTGTATGGTCGCGGTTCAAGAAGTGACCAATCTTGCACTTAGATGCGGATGTGTATTCAAACGCTATGTAACAAAATACATGCCTCGCATACACAATAGATTGATGCCTCCTAATGCCGCGCAGTTCTCTTTCAGGTATGTGAAAATGCTCACACACTGCCTGACAAATGCTTATCAGGCGTAGTGGTTTATTAACGCCACGTTTGCTGTCGATTATCACTTGCATCGATTTCTTTCTCCTTTTCGTATTTATCTGTTTCCATAGCTGACATGAGGGCATATGAGGCCAGCTTGTATAGCTCTCTGGATGTCATCTTGCGCTGATATATCTCGCCATTAATGACTGTCCTGAGTGCGCCTGTCATCGCCAAGACCATGAGGTCATCTGGTTCTAACGTATAATCAGCGTGTCTGCTCATAAGCTCATCCCTTGCTATCCTTCCAGTACCAGAGCAAGCAATACATTTGTTTTCAATATAACTACTACCAGTACCATCGGCAGAGACATTGATGAGCAGAACTCCTCTACCTTCGCATTTACCGCAACGTACAGTCGTTCCACTCATCGTTAGTCCTCCCTAAAACGGAATATCACCTGCTTGAACAGGCTGTGGCTCTGGTGCGGCTGACGCACTTGGAGTTGCCTGTTGGTCAGGAACGTAAACATCTTCAACTTTACCACGCAGGGCTGGTGCTTTGTCGTTCTCGCTATTGGAATCCCAAAGAGCGATAGCAAACTTCTCACCTGCCTTGATGTCCTTATGTGCATAAATGTGACCTTTGAGTCGTGGTGCTTTACCACCTGCCTCATATTTCTCATTACGCCATAGGGCTGTTGTGCCTGTGTTGTCGTATGTCTGGCTCATAATCTAGTCCTTTCCTGATAGTTGAGCTTTACGTTTGGTGAACACTGATATGATTTTAGTCTTATCAGCTTCTGCCATTGCCTCGATTTTATCCTTGTGACTCTCATAGAGAGACTGCAACGCACCAAGGTGAGGCACAGCATTTACTTGCTCCTCGATGCTAGGATTGGTTGCCCCGCCTGAGGGTTTGGGCGGGGCTGTCACGCCCTTTGAGGGGGTAGAACGTGACTTAACTTGTGAGGCAGCATTGCCATCATCATCTTCATCACCTGACACTAAACCAAGTGCGGCGCATAAACCATAGCGTCTGGCATAGGTCAGGGCAGAACCCATTGATTGTGCATCTTGTTTTGCAGACAAGACAGGCTGGTAGCCTTCCATTGACTCGCCGCTTTCATGCATAACAACAGTCTTTAGAACATAGTTGCCATCACCCATAACATCGGGGAATTGCAGGACGCATAGCCCATGTTTGGCAAGCACTGGTCTTGCAGTATCCCAACAGTCTTTGAGTGTGCTGTATTTAGATTTGTGAAACGGATTGCTTCCGCTTTGTGGCACTGTGCGAAACTCTGCCTGTGCCTTAATTAATGCTGTTGCTAGGTTTTTCATAACTTCCATATCTCCTTATTCGTAATAATCGTGCTTACTTACCGCCACCAAATCATTTATCGCAGTCGGGATTTCTTTGTTTATCTCCGCTTGCATACTAAAGAGGTCGCCTAAAATCTGCTCGTATAATTCACGAGGTAACATACCAGGCTCTTCTCTTGCCCTTAAAACAAACTTTTCGTAACTATTTTCACTGGACGCAAAAACAATTTGGTCAATCTTAGGTTCACCATCGCCGAAAAGTATCTCCTCAATTTCCCTGATTTTAGATTGAGCTTCTTCTTCATAAAATCTTTCCATAATCAGGTCTTTCCAAGTGTGTTTAGTATCGCTCATAGCTTCCATATCTCCTTTGCTTCAGCTAAAAATTCACCCCCGATATTCCATCGAAAGTCGTTCCAAGCAGGTTGGATATAACCTGCAAGCACCTTTGGGTCATTACTAATCTTCATTAGGTTTTGACGCACGATTGCCGCCTGAACCAAGAAGTTCAGGTGATTATCTAAATTGTATGGCTGTAACTCATCACAGTTGCCCTGTGTGAACGCACACCAGTCCCTTGCGTTTATATATATGATTGTTGGTGGAAGCCCTGTACAAGCTCTGTAGAAGGCCACCTGACGCACATGGGCGGCATCTGGGACTTTGGGTAGGGTTGGCACGGAAAAGCCTCTTGTGCCATCCTTTTTGATAGCACCAGCCTTTGCCCACTTGGTCTTAATCTCAATGACGGATGACTTGGTTGTGAGGTCAGCATAACCAATGATAGGTATATCTAGCTTTGGATGCTCAAAGCCAAGCACCTTTTCTTCTGTGGCTTGGATTTCACCTTGTGCCTTCATGGTAGAGCGCAGGGCATCGAGTCCGATTTCAACCATCTCTGGCAGGTCATCAATGTAACGCTCCACCTTGACGGCATCCAACTCATCTCGTGCGTTGTGATTTCTCAGCTTAAACACAGCCGCATTCAGTGCCTCTTCTTGGTCAGCACCATCGCATATAATTGATTGTAGGCAGTCATGTAGTGCGCCCCCTGCTGGTGCAGGTGCGCCTACAGGTACATCGCGGCGGCGTTCTTTGAGGTGTAGATACTCAAAGTTCCACAGGCATAGAGGTTTCTCTAGCTGTGATGGTGAGAAGTGGTTAGCCACAACCTCATCGCCACGCTTCAAATACTCTGGTATTGCCTTGAATAATTCTTCCACAATGCTCTCCTTTTGTGAACTATGGGGATATTTGATTTAGGTGTCAATACTTTTCTGGTATATCTTAATCATTCGTCCGATGATTTCTGGGATTTGCGGGACGACCGCATTACCCAATGCTTTAATTCTGTGTGACCTGTTGGAAACCCCATCAGCCACTCGACCCACGTCGGGTTCAGTTGGCCAGAAATTCGCTTGCCTTGGGGTTTCTCCACTGCATAATCCAAACGACTCCACATCGTGTCGTTTTGCCCACTCCCCTTGTGGTCGCTTGCTGTTGGTGTCGGCCAAAGTTTTTGGTGTCTCACTTGGTCTTGCAATCTCAGCTGCCTCATTTGACCGCTTTCTCTCTGCATATTGCCCTGCGCCATTTCCTCTAACGCTTCCTGAGATACTGTCTCGCCTTGGCTGGTGTCTGGTGTTCGCCACAATCCAAACTCTGTCTCGTCTGTGCGGGGCATCGACACCTGCAGCTGGAATAATAAACGTCCTTGTGGAGTAATCTTCGGCTTCCAAGTCAGATAACACCTTGTCGAGACCCATTGTGATGTGTCCAGCAACATTCTCGAAAATGCACCAAGCGGGTCTGATTTCTTTAACAAGGCGGCGCACTTCTGGCCAGAGGTGGCGGTCATCTTCCTCGCCTCGTCTGACCCCAGCAAGACTAAATGGCTGGCAGGGGTATCCTCCGACGATAACGTCTGGAATAATTCCATCTGCTCGAAGTTGCTCTCCTGTGAGCTGCTTAACATCTCTGTAGATTGGGATGTCAGGCCAGTGTCTTCTAAGCACTGCTCTTGGGTAATCTTCGATTTCGCAAAATGCGACTGTTTCAAATCCTGCTTTTTCAAGGCCAATGCTAAATCCTCCTATGCCTGAAAATAAATCTAATACTTTCATACCTTACCCTCGACTAACCACTCCAACATAATCTCCTTGATGTGCATTGGGTGGTAGCCACATATCTCACTGGCGGCCTGATAGTCTGAATCTGTGACTATGATGTCCAGATTGTCACCATAGTAAGCCTCATTGTAGCCTTCGCCAGCATAGAAGCTGTCTGAGTCTGTAACCTCTGCCAGAGCCTTGAACATCTCTGAGCATAGGTCGTCTGGTCGTTCATCTTGCAAGTGACCATCCTCGCGCATGGCCTCACTAATCGTCATATTCTGAAAGTCGCTCATTTTTCTCTCTCACTTCTTGTATGTTCTCCTTCAGCAGTCGGTAGTCCATCTCAGTCTGCAACCAATCAATTCGTGCAAACTGTCGTGCCAGATATTCTAGCTGGTCATCATAAGGTAGCTGTAACAACTGCCTCGCTTTGTCTGTGTATGTTTCACGTTTTTCAACCATTAGTGTTTCTCCAAAATGTCGGGGTCAATCTCTTCACTATTACTCCACAGTATCGGCATACATGCCGCCATGCTGTCACTGTCATTAGTAGCACCAGAGTTAATCTCCTGGGCTTTTGCCATGCAGGTCACAGGGTCAAGGCGTAACTCTGCCTCGATGAGTTTCAAGTCGGCCTCAGTTCCAATAGTAACTCTGGTGAACAATATTAAGACGTAAATATATTGTGTCATAATCCTTCTCCTAATTCATGTATCGCGTTCATGTAATCAATATGCTGATTTTTATATGATTGGTTTAAACGAACAGTTTTTATAGGCAAAACGGCTGATGGATTTTCAGAATGTGTGTGCAGATATTGTAATAATTCACCTACACTATCTGTGTTATCAAAAAGCAACCCTGCTGCTTTGTTACAACTATCGCAAAGAAGTCCACGAACCTTGCCACTTTTATGGCAATGGTCAACAACAAGAACTGGATAATTGTAACTATTTACTTCAGCATCTTTACTGCAAATTGCACATTTATATTTTTGTGCTTGCATCATGCTCATATAGTCATCCCAACCTATGTTGTATTTAAACTGTAATTGTTGGTCTTTTGTTTTCGGGTAATTTTCTCTTTTGGTTTTATTTCTTTTGGCATTGGCACATGGTCTGCACAATCTTTCAGACCTTGTAGATTTAGCCTCATAAAATATGCCACAACTTTTACACTCCCTATCTATCATAATTTCTCTCCTAGTAGTGCGGAAGTGTTTGAAGCACTAAGCTGTAATGCTCATGCTGGTCATGTGAGTAGCAACTCAATTTATCAAGACCACTCATAGCCTCAAAAGCGTTGTTCAAGCACTCAATAATAAATTCATCTGAGCAAGCATCATTCTCAATGTTAAGGACAACTACATCATCATCATCATCAACATGCCTGATGATTTGTATTCTGTTGATAAAGACATCCTTGATGTCTACGTTATATAAAGTTTGTTCCTGTTTAGTCATAATAATCTCCTTTGTTTGACAATCCCCAAAATACACCTCCCATATTCATTGTCACCCTCCCTTTTTGGATAGGGTTGTTGGGATAAGCAAATCAATATACTTATTAGGTATGGATGACTTAATTAAATATTTAGAAGATACTGGATTATCGCAACGTGCATTTGCCGAGCAGGTTGGAGTACGTCAGGCTTGCGTGTCTCGCTGGGTGACTGGCAAGGCATACCCCGACTGGGAGTACAGCTTACCCAAGATAGTGAAGGCCACTGGTGGCAAGGTGGATGCAAACAGTTTTTTAAGGAGTGATTTAGATGACTGATTCAAGACAAAAAGGAGCTGCTTTCGAACGCTCCATATGCAAACTTACTGAGGAATCGTTCGGGATATCTGTACAGAGAAACCTCGAACAAACGAGGTCGGGTGGTGGAGACATAATGCTTAATCCATTCTTGATTGAGTGTAAAAAATACGCACAACAGGGTGCTAATTGGTTTAAGGATGATTGGTGGGAGCAGGTAAAGAGAGCAAGCCAGAATGAGTTTATTCCTATTCTGGTCTACAAATATGACCGCCAACCTATCAGAGTGGTACTTCCCCTGGTGGCAGTCAATCCAGACTTTGAACCAGATAATTTCGGCTTTAGCTTTTGTGAAAATGCATTGAGGCCAGTTGTGACGGATTGGGATACTGCGGCAATGGTCATGCGAGAATGGTTATGTGATGACTGATTCACTGATAAAGTACAGGCAGAGAATGGGTCAGTTAAAGGACTTCAAGAGCCTGTACATTGGTGAATATACTCCCAGCGATATTGATGTTTGTTATCAGTTGAGCGCACATGGTTTGATTATTGTGGGGGAGTTGAAGCTGGCAGGGGTGGAAGTGCCAACGGGTCAGATGATTATGTTAAGAGATATTGTAAACACTTACTTGCTGGCAGGAAAACGGGCGATGTTATTCATAGCTGAACACGTTACACATCCAAGCGAAGACATTGACGTAGGACAATGTAACGTCATAGACATTGAGTATGTTCACCCTGAAGACTACACATTTCATAAGGCAAGCGATATAAATCAGCCAGTGATTGACGTTATGCACCGCTATTTAAGAGCATGTGGTGTGGATGTATAGATTATGGGTTGACACGTTTCGAATCATTTGGGTATAATCGAACGATAGTGAGTGAGCGATTATCCAGTGAGTACGTTAGGGCATATAACACCTACAAGAAAACATATTCACACACTAGCGCAAGCGGCGTGTGTGATATTGTTTTCGCTCTTAGGTTAACACTCGAAATAATTAGT